TACAACCCATACGTAGCGGTCACATTCATGGGCAAGTCAATTGACAAGGCGGCTAACCTCCGAGTAGGGCAGGACGTTACGATTGACGTGAACATCGGCAGCCGAGAATACAACGGCAAATGGTTCACCGAAGTAAGCGGATGGAAGGTGTCAATTGATAACGATGAGTTGCCATGACAAAGAACAACGACCAATTCCGCGAACTAATGTACAGGCACAATGACAACATTGACCTAGCCGTTGCCGAACTTCATCAAGAGTTGATGGTAACCATGTTTGAGGGCAGAATGAAGGAGGACAGATTCAAGCCGCCTGTCAAGGATGTGTTTCTTGAAGTGTGCCGAGAGTTCACCGTTACGCCTGAGATCGCTTTAGCAAAGACGCGGATACCATACGCAACGACACCGCGCCACGTTATTAGATGGTACTTGACCAGACGGCTTGAATTGACTGGACACATAACGGCAAAGGTCACCAACTCAGTAAACCACGCTACGGTAATTCATTCGACCAAACAGGTTGACAATTGGATGCGAACAGATTTAGCGTTCAAAGCAAAAGTGGATAGGATAATCAACAGGTTAGAACGCAATGCGGCATAAGACCACACCTTCATTCACGTATCAAGGCCGAACTTTCCGATGCGTTGGAACATTCAGAACGGCCAACGGATGGGAGCATGATGTACAGGATGTGGAAACAAGAGAGGTTAAACGAAAGCCCGATTCATGGGTAATTAAAGCGATGAAATGAAAGCCGAAACACTCCTACTATTGGCATTGACCGCGTTGGTTCTTATTGGAGGTCACATATACTTGGCACTCACATACCATGAACCACCAATCCAACCATGCGGTGACTTCCACAACTGCCGAATCATTCAGATAGACACAGATGGCGATTCAGCTATCTATGACGCTGTCCTACTGGACACTTGCCGACACTCTCACCTAGTTCACTTCAAGGCCGAAGCGGATAGGTTCAATGCAGGTGACACGGCTCAGGGGAATTTCTTTGGGCAATCAAAATAAAACATTACATTTGCAAACATGGGAACAAGATTAGGCGTTGAGCCGCAAAGATTCAGATACACCGCTTTACTTGAGGACGGCACGAAGATCACCAAGGTCTGCTCGCTTCAAAGGTTTGTGGACGCTTTGCCTCAAGAGTTGGGGATTAAGTACGCGACACTCGCGAAGAACAAATGCAGCTTTACACATAAGGGCGTGAAGTTTGAGCGCAGAAGAATAGTTGAAACCGTAACCAAGAAAGAGATAGTAGGATGACACCACTCCTGATCATAATCATCATCTCGCTACTCGGATTCATCGGGTTCCTAAAGCTGAGGATTGATTCGCTAAAGGCCGATCACGATGCGCTACTTGAACAGGCATCTAAAGACCACGCGAGCAACCGAACGGAGTTGGCCGTCTGCAAAACCAACTACGCTATCATAAAGGAAGCCAACGAACGCATGAAGGCCGACCGCGCTAATCTGTATTTCAGGAATGAGAAGGGGCAGATTGAGGCGATGAGTAAGAAGAAATAGACGCGGTTTGCAAAGTAGAATTTTTATATCTTTGTAGCGAACCTTTAAAACGATTGATATGTCAACCTGCTCAACATACTGCGCTACACCATTTCCAGATCATACTAACACCGACTGCGGAGATACAGTAGGGGGTGGCGTTCAGAACCTCGTTCTATTCTCTTGCCAATCAGTGGCCGTTGAAAATGACGACTACACCACAGCAACCATCAACTCAGACATTGCCAACGGATACGCCACAATGGTACTTGGCATCAAGGGCAGTTCTGCGGCTGGTTCACCAAATGCAAACTCAGCTTCATACGTTGCGGGTGGTGTTCCAAAGGTCGGAAGCTACACTATCGACTTCTCTTTGATGGATGAGAACTTCTCACTTGCCAACGATACGGCTTGGGGAACACTCAACTCAACAAGCGGAACAGAGATAGCCGCTATTCTTGGGCAGACCGTTGGAGAGACTGCGGTTGCGGTTCTTTACAAGCCACTTTCATCATTCCAACTTATCGGAACAGCCGTTGTTCCTGATTCGGAGGATGATGTGATCCACTATGAGTTCAACGTTTCAGGCAAGAGCCGACTTGGGCCAGTAGCCGTTGCGATGCCTGTCGCGTTGTTCCCATAAAAAGACTGTTTGTTCCTACTTTGTGCATTCGGGAAGCGGGGTTATGCGTTAATGGCGTATAACCTCGCTTTTTCAATCAAGCGACTTAATCCGAACGCACGAATATCATTATGGATTGACGGAGGTATCGCGTATCACATCCAAGACCCATCCGTGTTTGACCACGTTGATCATTTGACCCGCGATCAGTTCACAGACGAACGCGGAGGTGTTGACCCCGCAAAAGTCAAGACCATCGTTTACAAACTTGGCAGAAAGTACTTTGATAGATTCATGTATCTTGATGTTGACGCTATCTGCATGAACGACCCTATGCCTATGTTTGAAAGCATGAACGGGCTTGTCGTATCAACTGACGTTCTCGGAAGGGGCGGCAGAAATGACGCTATCGGTTATTCACTTTGGGCAACGAATGAGAACATTTGGCGAACGTTCGGACTTGACGAATCGGCTACCGTTTGCGGTATTCAATCCAGTTGGATGTACTTTGAGGCTTCGGAAACGTGCGACATCATGCAGGATTACATAGATCACTTCATGTCGGTCGGAATACCTCGCCACGTTCTTTCTCAGGCTTGGGGTGGAACGCTACCCGATGAACTTGTCTATCAAGGCGTATTTGCGAAGATGGGATTGATTCCCGACCATCCTGACGAAATAAGGCCACTACTGTTCGGAACGCCACACGTTACCATTACAGAAGATGAAGCACGGAAACATTACTCGTTCCTTTCAATTTACGGCACAGGGCGTGACGGCACTACCACTCAGAAGAAATGGTTGAGGCTATACGACACCATTGTAAAGGAAATGAAAGCACCTTACTTATACCTTCAATCCGAACTAATGAAGGACAAACACCTGAACGCGAAATGAAGGCATTGATAACGGGGGCAAACGGCCAAATTGCCTCATATATGGCCGAACTACTCATTGAGAAGGGCTACGAAGTTCACGGAACGATTCGCAGAAACTCAGTACCCGAATCTCAGACCACGCGGATTGAAGGGTTACACGCTGACGGATCAATCAAACTTCACTACGCTGACCTGACAGACCCTAACAGTATTCAGGGTGTAATATCCGAAGTTCAACCCGACCTGCTATTCCACTACGCGGCACAATCGCACGTTCAAATATCATACGAACTCCCTCAGTACACTCTTGACACGAACGGAGGCGGTACGCTTTCGATACTGGAGGCGGTTCGGAAGTTCTCGCCACATACGCGCATCTACAATAGTTCTACATCTGAAATGTTCGGGAACAATGTCGATGCAGACGGATATCAGCGCGAGACAACGCCAATGAATCCAGTTTCACCTTACGGTTGTTCCAAACTCTACGCTCATACCCTTTGCGCCAACTATCGGAACGCTTACGGCCTGAAAGTCTATTCAGGTATCATGTTCAATTCGGAAAGCCCAAGACGCGGAATCAACTTCGTAACGAACAAGGTGGTGAAAGAGGCAGTCAACATTCACCTCGGCAAATCGCAATATCTTACATTGGGCAATCTTAATTCATTCAGGGATTGGTCACACGCTAAAGATTCAGTTCGGGCGCATTACGCACTACTTCAATTGCCAGAAGCTGCCGATTACGTGATAGCAACTGGCATCACTCATTCGGTTCAAACACTCGTAGATGTGGTTTTCAATAAACTTGGATTAGACCCAATTAAGCACGTCCGAACATCTGAAAAGTACCTAAGACCCGAAGAACTACACTACCTACGCGGTGACGCTTCAAAGTTCAAAGATGCCACAGGATGGAAACCCGAACATTCCTTTGATTCTCTTATTGATGACATGATCGCGTACTGGCTGAATGATAACGGTAAATGAACACTTTTGGGAATGTCTGAAAGCACCACACCGTTACGTTCACAGCTACGGTGGTCGTGGTAGCGGCAAGTCTCGACAGGAGGCAATAGGGTTCGTTCTTGACATCGTTTCGCCTGAATACTTCCGTGGCGTTATGGTCAGAGAGGTTTCCGATACTATCCGACATTCGCAATTCGCTGAGATAAAGGCCGTAATTGAGGCTTCGGGTCTTGGTGAACGTATCGAGGTAAATGAAACCCGAATGGAGTTCCATTGTCCGTCAACTGGAAACTCAATCATTTCACGCGGCCTTAAACAGTCAAGCAAGAAGGACACCGCACGTTTTAAATCAATTGTCAACCCAACAAAGGTTTGGATTGAGGAGGCCGAGGAAATAAGCGAAAGCGACTTTGATAAGATAGACGGTTCGGTCAGAAAGAAGAACGCGAAATGTCAGATCCGAATGACATACAACACGTCAATTCCACCTGACCACTGGATACGTAAGCGATTCCACGAACCACAGCGCGAGGATACTTTCTACCTTCATTCAACATACCGCGTCAATATCGAGAACCTTGATGTTCAATACATCATTTCTCGTGAACAGTTGGCGGCATCGAATCCAGAAAGGTACGCGGTGGAGGTTGAGGGTCAGTGGGGCGTTCACCAAGTTATCCGACCGTTTGCCACGCAATACGACCACATCAAGCATCGCGGGTTCACATCGCTTCAACCACATCGGACGCTTTACATTTCATTCGACTTCAACCTTGACCCGTTCGCGGTGGTGTTCGGCCATATTTGGGAAGATCGTAACGGATTCCATTTCCACATCTTTGACGAACTTTCAATTCAAGGCGGGTCACTTGACGAAGCGGCAAGGCAGATAAAGGCCAAATACGGCCACTTGTCGCATAATATGCACGTAACGGGTGACTTCTCAGGCACGGCACGGTCAATGCAATCTCCAGACAACGCGTCTAACTTCAAGACCATACAACGGCTACTTAGATTGAGAGACGGCCAACTCGAAGTAAGACCGAACCCGCGACACTCAAATAGCCGAACGGATTGTAATTTTCTTTTAGCAAACATAGAGGACTTCACCGTGTCAGATAAATGCCTAAATTTGGATCGTGACCTAAGAACGGTCGAAGTAGATGCCAACGAAGGTATTATCAAAGCAGATAGAAAGAACATCGGGCAACGTGCCGACCACTTGGACGCTTGGAGGTATCTGGTCAACATCAAGGTCATTCAGGAATGGATAAAGAGAAAGCAAATAAGGTAGGTAGGCCGAAAGAATGGATTGAGAATTTTCCAGACAATTGGTACGAAATCATCATATCACTTTACAAAGAGGGAGGTTCTGACGTTGAGGTTAAGGCGTTGATCTATGAATGGAGGGGTTCGTTATCCAATGGCCTTTGGGAAAGGTGGATTAAAGAAATACCTGAATTTTCGGAAACCATAAAAGTAGGAAAGGTTCTTTCTGAGGCATGGTGGAACAAAAAAGGTAGGTTAGGACTTGAAAATAAAGAGTTTAACTATACGGGTTGGTACATGAACATGAAGAACCGATTCGGATGGAAAGACCGTTCTGAGGTTGAACAGAACATAAGCGGCAACCAATTGGAGGTTGTAATAAAACGAATGGACAAATGAGGCGGCTTTTCATTATTGTGACCGCGTACATTTCTAATCGGATACTCGAAAACCGCTACCCGTCCAAATGTGACTGGATTAAACCCGACATTGAAGACCTCTCAAAAGAGAACGCCATACACAATGCCACGTACTTAGCTTACCTACTATTTGACTACCGTAAACTGAAATCATGAGTTGCTACAATTGCACGGGCTGCACCCCGACAGAAGATATGAATGCCTGTTTCGCTTCGGTGAACTTCGGGCAGTTCGCTAACGGGGCGGTGACGCTTACTTTCAAGAACACGGCAGACGGTTCGGTACACATCGCCACAGGAACGGCAGCGGGCGGGTCGCTCAGTATCACATCGGCAAACCTACCTTCATTCATTGGAGGCGTTGGATACACGGTTACTTCGAGTGCCACGTGGACACTTGGCGGCACGATTCGGACGTGTGTTTCCGTTCGGTTCGTATTTAGGAAGGACAAGGACGGGGCGGTGGTAACTGGAACATCTGAGACATTGACCGTATGCAGTTGATCCCACAGGCGTTATTCATTTCCATTGTCACGATGGGCTTTCATGTTGTAGCCAATCAGTTGTATTTTGAATTTCATGGCGACCCATCGTTGAACTACCATCAATGGCACAAGTGGAAACAGATTATCAATAAACCATTGTGGTATTGCCCGACCTGTATGGCTTCGGTTCACGGCACGTTCTGGCATTTCATTCTTGGCGGTTCATTGACATGGTGGCTTCCGACATTGTTAATCGTTGCACTATTCAACACCCTTATCAGTAAATGGGTAAACTGACACACGCCTTTGACTTCGGGTCAGAGGTTTACATCAAAACAGACCGTGAACAGATACCATGTCAGATCACAGCCGTCCGTTTCTTTGTCGGTGGCACTATCACATACACGGTTGCTTGCAATGGCACTTACATTGACGTTTATGAAATTGAATTGGCAGACGAACTTGACACGTTGAAAAAGGTTACATGAAACTATTTGAGAACTACATACTGCGCCAACACAAGCGCATACTTGCCAAGCAATCAAAGGCGAAGTTACAAGCGCAGTTCAAGGATGACATGGGGCGTTGGTGGTCAACATTCCGAGACGCGGCAGACTTTCCAGTTTCACGCCTTGCAGCCCAACAGACCCAAATGCAATTTCTAGCAAGTGGACTAACGGGCAAGCAAATGGATGACGCTTTAAGTGCTGTACTTGACGCATGGGCAAACAACAAGCTGGACGTTGCAGGGGCTATCATTCAATCGCTTCGTGAACTTCCAAAAAAGGTATTCAACCTCCATGTATTGGTCAACATCATTGCCGTTAGTTACGTGCGGTCTGACGAAGATGAGAGCGTCTTTAACGAGGCCATACACTCAGAGAAATGCGATTGGTTGCTTGGCGAGATTGAACGCGGCACTTTTTTTTTCGAGCGTCCGCACTTGATACAACTCTTGTCTCAGTACGGGATTTCTGGGGATCAGTTGACAAGCAGTTTCTACGCCTCAAAAGCGGCAGCAAGAAGCCTGTCAAGTCTCTTGGATTCCAGTCGTTTGATGACACGTACAAGCGAATCAGAAAAGACGGGCTGAATCTGTCTTTGTTCATGCAGAACCACATGGGAGGCGCAACACGCGCATATCGTCTTTCAAGGGCAGATTTCATGATCGAATTAGTTACCTTTGTCAATTCAGAATTAGCCCGAAGAAACCATGAGCGAAGTAGTAGGCAAGTATCGTCTGGAGGTGGAGGGGGCAATCGCAAGCCTCCGAAAGTTAGCTGACACATCCGATCAGGCCGCTGCCAAAGCAGAACGCGCAGCAAAGGCAATGTCTGACTCTTTCGTTAAGGGTTCTGACGGTGCTAAAAGGCTGGATGCCGAGTTAAGAAAGCAACCTCAGACGTTGGCCGAGATGGAGTTGAAACTCCAAAGGCTAAAAGAGTTGCTTCGTGACGATACCAAGATAGGCACGGAGGGGTTCAAACAGGTCACTAAGGCGATCAATGACACTACGGCTGCGATTGGTAAGTCTAATGCTGGGCTAAAGGAGACAAATACAGTTGGTAATACTCTTGTTTCCACATTCAAAAGCGTTGGCGTTACTCTGTTGGCAGCGTTCGGAGTTCAACAGATAATCGCGTTCGGAAAAGAGGCCGTAATGCTTGCGGCAAAGGTCGAAGGTGTTGAACGTGCTTTCAAGCGTATCGGTTCGCCTGAACTATTGCAGGGGCTTCGTGATGCAACGAGGGGAACGGTCACGGACGTGGTTCTCATGCAGAACGCTGTCAAGGCAAACAACTTCAAGATACCACTTGATCAGTTAGCGACCCTATTCAAGTTTGCTCAGACACGCGCACGGGCAACGGGTGAAAGCGTTGATTACCTTGTGGACTCGATAATCCTTGGTATTGGACGTAAGTCCATTCCTATCCTTGATAACCTTGGTATCAGCGCGGTTGAACTAAAGGATAAGTTAGGCGATACGGCCAAATCAGCCGCCACAATTGGTGACGTTGCTAAAGCGGTCGGTGACATTGCAACGGCTGAACTTGCGCGGGTTGGAACGGAGGCCGATACCGCAGCCGACCAATTGGCTCAACTTACTGTCGTTTGGGAAAACTTCAAAACTAAAGTAGGTGGGTTTGTGATTGCGGGGCTTACTGAATTTGCAAAAGGACTGCAACTCATATCTCAGGACGCGGCAGCGGTTATGCGGATTCAAGATGAAATGGCGGAAAAGACAATCCCGCAATTAAATGAAGCCTATGAAAAGCAATCTGAAATACTTGCTAAGGCCACCAAAGAGGGACTTGGTAAAAACTCAAAAGAACTTCGAGACAACATAATACTGCAAGCTGAGTTGTTGAAGGTTATTGGAAATCAGATTGAGCAACGAAAGAATGCGCGGAAATCCGATTTCGGTAGTGAGGCTTTCGACCTGAAGGAAATAGCATCTGCAATGTCAGCTTTGGACAAGGATCGTGAAGATGCGGCCAATGGTCAGATACGCAACCCCTTTTTTCTGAAAGCTGCGATAGATGACTTGACTGAATCAATAGAATCTGAGGGCATCGCAAGGGAAGCTATAATGCCCTTGGTCAAGCAACGCATTGAACTTGAAGAAGAACTTGCCCGACTACTTGGAAAGGAAACGGACGCGCAAAAGAAACTACGTGAACAACTTGAGTTGACCAACAAACTGAGGGCGCAAGTATTCACGGGTGCTGAAATGGCCGATGGGATTCCAGTGGTAACCGCATTGTCATCTACACTTAACGGCCTTAATGCACTTTTAAAAGAACAGCAAGACATTCTAAATAGTTCTCCAGAATTTTCACAGAGGTACAAGGATGCGTCTGATGAGATTGATAAGCTAACAACTAAGGTTAAGGATTTCAATGACGATACCATAGATCCAGCGTTGGGATTCCCTAACGCATCTGCTAGTAGTATCGATGGTCATCCAGCAGGAGACGAGGAAGAGTGTGACTTCGACTGTCAGTTAAAAAAATTTCAGCAGTATGCCCAAGCCGTAGGCAACATCGTAGATGGTATAAGCGAAGCGATCGCTGCTGGTCATGCGGCAGAATTGGCCAGTCTTGATGAACGGCTAGAAAAAGGTCAAATATCACGTGAACAATACGACAAGAAGAGAAGGGATTTAGAACGAAAAGCAGCTATTGACCAAAAAAACGCTGCAATATTCCAGTCAATAATCAACACAGCATTAGCCGTATCTTCGGCACTGACAATAGCTCCGCCAGCTGGTTATATTTTAGCTGGTATATCGGCAGCATTGGGAGCGGTGGAAATAGGTGTTATAGCGGCTCAACCGTTGCCGCAATTCGCAACGGGTGGAGCGGTGGTTAAGGAAACAGGGGCAATTATTGGAAGAAAACATAAGCAAGGTGGTGTAGTGATAGAGGCTGAGGGTGGTGAGTTTATCACAAACGCCAAGCAATCCAGTAAACACGCAGACCTATTGGCCGCAGTAAACAAAGGGATTGGTGAAAAGTACATCGCACAGCACTACGTGAAGCCCGCACTTGATAGGGCGTTACTTAATGGATTCTCAGACATTGGAAGGTCAGCCGAACTTAATGGACTCACGGCCAGTCTAAAGGATACAAACATAATTCACGCTTTGGACAAGAATAGACACGCGACAATCAGAGGGTTTGAAATGATGGCCTCGAAGCTAAAGATGAATCAAAATAAGAGGGGCGGATATGCTTAGTATAACGTCCTCCCAGTTTAGTATTTCAAGAGAACCAGAGGGTCTGCGTGAGTTGGAACATCGGGTGTACTACTCATCTGAGTTGCGTGGGTACTTGGAAGAGTTCAATGGCGACCTCACGTTTTATGGAGACGACTACACTTATCTCAGGAGACAATATATAACAGGTGCTTGTTCAGTGATTCCCGTGGTAGTTACCGACTCATGGGGGCTTACATTGAATGGTAATCTTTTTCTGAATGACGCTGAATGGCGGCCAGATATATGCAGCGTCAAGCTTCAAGTAGTTGATGGTGGTTTCTTGTCGCTGATAGACCAGAACATGGGAATAAAAGCATATGTAAATGTTCCTAGATCAAAGAATGATGTTGACATTACTTCTTATGTTTCAGTTCAGACCGACCTAGAGTTTAAGTCAAACACGGCAAGTGGAACATCCGCAACAAACAGAAGCGGAGTCCGTGTATATGACGCGCTTAAAATGTTGATAGGATTTATGACGGACGGGTTGCTTGGGTTTGAAAGCGACTTTCTGTACCCAGACGATGACGATGATGACGTTCGTATTCCTGTATTGGTTACGGCAGACGAGTTAAGAACTGGTAGCGGTGATTATTTCCCTTACATATCATTCGAGGAACTATTTACTGACGTTTCTAGTCTATACAATCTCACGTTCTCAGTTCAAAATGGTGTGTTTAGAGTGGAACAGGACAGCTACTTCAAGCAATCAACAACACCTTCATCATTTCAGTATCCAGAAAAGGTTGAACAGCGTTCTGACGAAAAGAGCTTTGTGCAAAAGGTAATGTTTGGAAGTCAGATTGATGAGAATGAGGATTTTGACTATTACCCGAATATCACGTTTCTTGGTTTCAGGCAAGAGGAATACCACATGGGCGGCCAGTGCAACACCAAGGCTACGCTTGATTTACAGCTTACCACTATAACTACCGACCCAAATATAATAATGGCAAATCTGCCAAACGCATCGGGTGGAGGTGTCGATTTTACGGGTAAAAATGAGGACATATACATGGTCACGTTTGGGTCGGACAATATAAGCGTCAGGTATCAACATCCAGTGACATCAACCCTACGATATTACAATGACCTTCTTACCAACTTCCGTGTTGCTACAAGGTGGGGAGATGGCGTTCCTTTTCCAATATATCTGTTCTTAGGAGCAGATCAGAACGGTGCAAGGGCTATAATGGTATTGAATTACCTACCTACTTACGTTCAGGTTCTGCCAACCATATTATCTGCTACTTACCTTACTTTCCCGTTAACATACCCACCTTTCGGTTTTGACCCAAACTTAAACATCAGCTATTCGACATCCACTTTTGACCTTAACACGGTAACTCCACTTACACCGATAATTAATACATATTCGGCAGGCAACACCATCTATACTGCTCCCGTGTCATCAATATATACCGTGTCGTTCATGGTTCGTGTTGCCGATACTTTTGGCGGAATAACGGGGGTAAGTGTGTGCCGTTTTGGGTCTTCGTCATCAGCAATACTCGAACAACAGATGTTTCAAAACTGGGCGTTCATCAATGGGGCGTATCAATGTACAAACAGCTACACGCTTAACGCCAATATTGGAGATAGGATTGCTATTCGTGTGATCGGTGGGCTTGATATATTGTCAGATTCGTTTTTTCAAGTGAATGGTCTTGACTTTATAACAAAGACATACAACCCGTATAACACGTACTTAGTTGAGACGGCATTTGAAATTCCAATGGGGTCGCAGGATTGGCAGACGTTTTTAGCCGATAGGAACGGGAGAATCAGCGTAACACATAAAAACGGAACAATCAGAGGCTATTTGAAGGACGTTACGCGCAACTTAGAAAGTGGTATGGCAGATTGGACAATTCGTTCTACCTTTGGAGATAGCTAAATGGGTCTTGGATTAATACCATATCAACCTTTGCCGTTCGGACTTGAACCGAACTGTACGCTTCCATGCGCTAACTGGATTCAGAAGATAGAACGGGGGGATAGAACGTCAATGCAGTTCACCTTCGGGGCTTGTGGCAATACAGGAAGCATATTGACCAACGGTAATTTCGCTAGTGGCAGTACGGGGTGGACGGTAAACGGAACATGGGTTTTCGCGGCCAATGTGGCATCTTCTCCAATAGGCGGTAGCGGTTACATTCAGCAATCAATAACAGGCGCGGCAGGTTTGTATTATGAGTTGTCATTCGACCTTACTCTGTACAATGGGGTACTGATTCTCTCGTCTAATCTTGGCATTACTCAGACCTTCTATGTAAGCGGTGGTCAAACGCTGATATTCGACAGCGCGGGAATGACAAACCTTAACTTTTACTTTCCAGAGGCTTTAGGTGGTACGCTTTCAAATATTCTATTAAAGCCAGTCAGCACAGACGTATCGGTTGACGTGGTTGATCTTGACGATGTTGTTGTTGATAGTATTTCAGATGAGTACTTCACATTCACGGGAGGTTATTTGACTGTTTCGATTGAAAGTTGGGCTGCGGTCGGATTAGCAGATGGTTGCTATAAATTGGCGATATACGACCCTTGCCAATGTTCGCAGTTCGGGTTCATTGGCGATGACTTTGACACGCCTAATCAGTTTGCTGTAACCACAAATACGGTATCGACAACCGTGACCATAACAGGCGGAGACATGGATGTGGTTAACGGTGGGGCGGTTGCGGGTTCGGTCGTGGTTCAAAAGTTGGCCGCACTTTGTCCTGACGTTAGTTACACCGTCACATACACCGTTTCAGGTCTTGCGGCCAGTGATAATTTCAGGACTTCATCTGGACTGACCAATGGTATTCTTAGAACGGCAGACGGCACTTACACCGAAACATTGACGGTAACGGCCAATAATGACACTCAGCAAGGTCTTAGGTTCGTGTTTGGACTGGGTGCGGTCGGAGGGCTTCACACCATTACCATCACAGACTTTTCAATCGAGGCGGTTGAACCAGTGGTGGCGTGGTATTCAGAGCCGTTCAATTTAAAGGACGACCACAAATGCACCCTATTAATAGAGGCTTGTGGCGACTCTGATCAGTTCAATTTCGGATTCAATCAAACGGGATTCAAACCAACTATCCGACTTGAAGGAACTTATCGCGGAGGTGGTCACCCAATGTCAAAGACGGGCTACGAATATAGTAGTGGAACAAAGGATGTTCCATATATGCGAACACGCAAATCAAAGACCCTTATGTTCGGTGCGCCTGAGTATGTGCATGACTTCGCGGTTCTTTGGCTTGGCTTTAGCAATGTGTTCATTGACGGGGTTTTGAAAGCGTCTGACGATGACGATGAGCCTACCGTTGCATTGGAGGAAGATTACGACTTCGGAATAGTGACGTATCAATTCAGCGATAAGACCGAATTGACAGAAAAGACATCGTGCAATCCGACCAAAGGAATATCGTGTTCATCTGATTACACGGACGCGCAACAGGGTTATTCAATCACAGTTCCATCGACAGGCGGAATCACAATATCAAGCAGGCTTGCAACAGGTGCGGGTCAAGTAATACTAATCAATTCAACAAATGGCTAACGAGATCAACATTACAGACCTATCGGTTAAAGCGGCTGCGGCACTAACTACGGCAGACTACTTAGTGACGTTCACTGATGACGGCAATACGACAAAAACACCAGTATTTGAGGCTATATCACAGGCCAACACGGAGAATGGATGCTTGTGTGTTAAGGTTGCTAAATTGGTAATTCCCACGGCTCAGGTGTTGACAGGAAACACTACGCCAATCGCGTTCGGGTTGACTGTTCCAAGTGGGTATTATACGCAGGTACTTGGGGCTTCGGCTTCCATCGTTTACAACAGCGCAGCCTATGCCACAAACACGCAATTGCAATTGACAAACGGAGGCGCGGCAGCACTTGGAACGATAGGCAATAACTTCCTTGCATCGACCGTTAGCAAGACCACCACATCATATTCACCTGAAAATCCGACTGCAGGACAAACACAAGTGCTTTCGGCCACCGATGTATTCGTAATAGTTAGAACAGGTGACCCAACGGCAGGCGATTCAGACATTACAGTTTATCTCACCTATACACTGATTGAAATATAACCTAATTGCCCACCGCAGCCGAAATACTCAAAGCGAAATTAGACGCGCTAACGGACGTTCCTGACGGTTGGGCTAGGTCGATAGACGCTTATCAACCGAGGCTACTGACACGGCTAAATAGACTACTGGCAGACCTTGAATTGGTCGATGGTAGAATAGCCATGACAGAGGCTAATCTTTACCTAATTGATGACATTGTTTTGGGTCTAAGAAAATACTTGACACAAGGCGAATACCTCGAAATTGTCACAGAGTTCAGTAATGAGTTTCTAGTTCAGCAAGGTCGAACGGTAAGCTACTTTGGTGCGTTAGTATCGGGTGAAGTTCCTGTTACTTCGTTCGCTTCGGCCATGTATCAAAGGAATAGGGCGTTAGCCGTTGAATCGGTACTCGGTAACGTGGCTTTAGATTCGATGCTATTGAATGACGTTAGGAACACTTTGATAGAGGCTGTGGCATCCAACAGCCGCTACACGCTGACATTGGAGGCGATGCAGAACCTTGTGATCGGTGACCCGCAAAAAGAGGGGCAGTTACTCAGGTATTCAAGACAGATAGTTTCGGACACATTCGCAACCACCGACAGGGCTTTTACTAAGATAGTGGGCGATGAGTTGGGGCTTCAATTTTACCGATACTTAGGTGGCAAGATGAAAACGACACGGTGCTTCTGCGATGTTCGTAACGGTGGTTTCTTCCATCGAAAAGAGATAGAGGGGTGGGGCAATGGCGTAGGTATCGGCAAATGCGACACGGGCAAAGGTTGGGCGGGTATGATGCCAAATACCAATGAAGATACTATATTTGTCAACGCAGGTGGCTACAATTGCCAACACTCAATACTACCTATTTCTACATTTGCAGTTCCTAAAGAGGTCGGATTGAGCGCATTTGAGAAAGGCTACTTTGAGCCAACAAGAACGGAAAAAGAATACTTCGGAATCTAAACATGGGGCAAATAATACTAGCCGTAATAATACTAGCAATCTACTTTGCGCCTTCAATAATGGGGTGGGATAAAAAGAATATCGCTGCAATTATCGCGCTTAACCTATTTCTAGGTTGGACATTCATTGGATGGGTGGTTGCCCTTGTTTGGTCGTTGACTAAGGAATGAGCGTATATGTAGCTGGACATACTGGAATGGTCGGTTCATCCATCGTTAGGAGGCTTGGAAAAGACAACGTAATTACCCGAACATCAAGCGAATTAGACCTTCGGAATCAAGCCGAGGTTAATGCGTTCTTTGCTGAGAATAGACCCGAATACGTGTATCTATGCGCTGCAAAGGTCGGAGGCATCAATGCCAATAATAAGTACCGTGCTGAGTTCATTTACGACAACCTTATCATTCATACCAACGTCATACACGCGGCCTATCTTAACGGAGTGAAAAGGCTCATTTTTCTAGGCTCGTCATGTGTATATCCTAAGTTTGCACCACAGCCTATCAAAGAGGAATATTTATTGACAGGCGAACTTGAACCGACAAACGAGCCTTATGCCATCGCCAAGATCGCAGGGTTGAAAATGTGTGAAGCGTATCGTCATCAATACGGGTGTGATTTCTTTACGGTCATGCCGCCTAATCTATTCGGTATAGGTGACAATTACCATCCGCATGATTCGCATGTCATCGCATCTATGATGCGTAAATTCCATCATGCCAAGGAGAACGGAACTGATGTTGAACTTTGGGGAGATGGCACACCATTAAGGGAGGTGATGTGCGTAGACGCTTTGGCCGCGTCAATCGTTGAACTGATGGAGAACGGAACGGAACACAATTACATGAACATCGGTTCGGGTCAAGAGTTTTCAGTAAGCGAACTGGCCGAAATAATCGCCACGGTTATAGGGTTCAATGGTCGGGTCGTTTGGAATGCCGAATATCCGAACGGAACGCCCCGTAAGCTGATGGATTCAAGCCGTCACGGGTCTGTTGATTTCGACATGGTCGAATCTTTACGGAAAGCATATAACGACTACCTTAGCCGTCACGCATGACAGTAGTAATGACATCCATATCACCGAAGCATACAAACGGTGACGTGCAGAAACAAGCGATTGAAAGTTGGAAGGAATTCGGCTTTCGGGTGTTGTCGTTCAACGCACCTTCAGAGATTGAAGTTCTGAAAGCCGACTATGACGTTGAGTTTGTGCCATGCTTCCGAACGATGGAAGGTCTTTTCAATATTCCTTACGTGCCGATTTCAGCGTTCATTGACTACGCCAAAGAACACGGATTGGAGCAAGTAATGCTTATCAATTCGGACATCGTTATCAAAGACCCAACGAACCGACTTAACGACTATCTCCATCACGCACATCACGGTTTGATATTCAGCAACAGGCACGATCATAACGGAGACTTTGCTAACCCGATCGTGTATTCATTCGGTTTCGATGTTTTCGTTATTCACAAGAACTTTTACCACCTGATACCGCAGTCTATGTTCTGTATGGGGCAGACGTGGTGGGATTACTGGATTCCATACCGCTTCATAACGAATAAGATTCCCGCGTACTTGGTCAAGGAAATAATGTTCTATCACATGAGGCACAACGTCCAATACTCAACCGAACAATGGAATTACATGACGCGTCACTTCCAATGGATTGAGAACTTTATGCCAAGTCAAACACCCGCAGGGGTCAACCACAGGGTTTACAGAACTATTAGACAATCAGCTATATGAACGTAGATATTTTTATTCGCACGTATTCAAAAGACATTGACTGGCTGCACATCGCTTTAGCATCAATTCAGCGTCACGTCACGGGCTATCGGAATATCATAATCACTATTCCAGACAAGAATCTGCTATCAATGTTGACCATTGAGAAGGTGATTCAGGTTGACGATATGCAGGACGGTTATATCGGCCAACAGTTGACAAAGATGGAGGCTTGGAAATACACCGATGCCGATGCCATTGTATTTTGGGATTCTGACGTTATAGCTTGTGAACCCGTGGACGTTTCGGAATGGATCAAGGACGGTAAGCCGATCATTTGGAAAACCAAATATGAACTTACACAAACACCTTGGAGGCCGATAACTGAAAAGGCGGTCGGTTTTGATGTTGAGTGGGAATACATGCGAAGGATGCCGTTGACCTATCTACGTTCAACGTTAGTTGATTGTCAGGCGTTTATAGAGGGTGTTCATAAACGGCCGTTGCGTAATTACCTTAGTTCCGTGCCGCACAGGGCTTTCAGCGAGTTCAACGCGATCGGGGCTTATGCTGAAAAGTACCTAGCCGACCAGTACCACTTTCAAGACACCGAAACGGGCGATCTACCAAAGAACAAGGTTAGGCAGTTTTGGAGTTGGGGCGGGTTGACCGATGAAGTTATGGCAGAAATTGGAACATACTTAACATGAAACTGACCGACCTTAAAAGCCGATACGACATAGGCCACGTACTCACTGAAATGGGTCTGTTAGGCCGTGGTGTTGAGGTTGGCGTTGCGTTCGGTGAAAATGCTGAGATCATTCTTGACAGTTGCGAAATAAGCCAATTGATATTGGTTGACCCTTGGAACTACGTACCGAACGAGAACCCGAAAGGCTTTGCCGATGCTATCAAGGATTGGAGTGGTTGCTATCTATACTGTGAGGATAAGTTGAGGCGGTTCGGTGACCGTGCCGTTATGACAAGGCTTTCAAGCGTTCAGGGTGCAAGGGCATTCCAGAACAACTCACTTGACTTCGTTTACATTGACGCTAACCACATGAGGCCGTACATTGACAACGACCTGAATGCGTGGTTTGATAAGGTCAAGAAAGGCGGTATCTTCGGAGGTCACGATTACCATAACGTCAACACCGAAAACTATCAATGCAATGTCAAAGATGCGGTTGACGAGTTCTTTTCACAGACGAATTACACTATTCACGTAACCAACGCGGAGGGCGATGCACCTTCGTGGTACATTATCAAATGAGAAAAGTAGAACTAAAGAACGGTAGAACCGTTGGGCTGATTGAAGGTGACTCACATATAGGAAAGTGGGTCGAAATGGAGGGGCGATTAGACCACGACAGAAACATGCTCCCACTACTCGACCCATACATTCACAAAGGATTCACAGTTCTTGACGTTGGCGGATACGTTGGCGATCATACGGAATACTATGTCGAACGTGTCGGCAGAACAGGCAAGGTCTATGCGTTTGAACCGAACCCGAAAGCGTTTGAATGTTTGGAGTTCAACATGCGTGACCATAAGAACGTGCTATGCTTGAATGTCGGGGCAAGCGATAAGGAACATTCAATTTCACTGGCTCAGGATGCCAACGGTGGCGCGGCCTATGCGATTGAGGGCGATGACTTCAAATGTATCACCATTGATTCCCTTGGACTTGATGCGTGTGACTTCATTAAGATGGACTGTGAGGGCTTTGAGTGGAACGCATTAAAAGGGGCTGAAAAGACAATAGCGAAATTTCGCCCAACAATGTTGCTTGAAATAAACAAGGGCGCGTTACTTCGTCAGGGTGCGAGTGTGAGTTACGTATTCGGTTGGTTGTCGGCTAATGGGTATTCGTACAGGAACATCTATTCCGAGCAAGGAATGGACGATGACCAGTTCGATATACTTTGCCAACCTATTAATTCGTAATTTTGCAAGTATGAATAAGCCGATAGTTATACGGATAAGGCCACAGGACGAAAGTGTTAAAGCTAAGTGCGGTGGCCGTTCTGGATGCACGTTGACCGACTTTTACATCACCATGAAGAAAGCCGCCTAATGCTACTTGAACAAGCGCAAGCGTTGATAGCATCGCTCCTTGACCGCGAAAAGCGGAAGATGGGTAAGCCCGAAGAAATGTACGGCAAGATGTACGTGGATGCCGTTAAACAGACAAAGCGCATCAAGGCACATTCAGACCCTGAACACTTCCCCTCTGAACTATTCGCGGTACGTGCGCCAAATGCCACAGACGACCAATTCAAATACGTCAAGGCGAATTACAAATGTACCACCAACCCAATTTGGCAGGAACTAATGTCAGTTGTCGGACGTGCGTTCATTGACAACAATTGGCAGATGATTTGGGGCGAGGGAAGCGATGAACTGAAAACGTATTGCACCGAAAATTTCCCCGTTTATCATTCAACGGAATATTTCGTAAAGAATGTCCTGCCATCAATCAAGTTGAGTGATGCGAACGGTATTATAGCTATCCGTCCACACGGGTTTAAATTCATTCAGAACGAACAGGGTGAATTTATCCTTGACGATACCCAACTACCCGAACCCGCTATCTTTTACCATCCATCTGAGAAGGTGTTGGTGCGTGAAAGGGATGTAGTGGTTGTGATTGACGATGAAAGGTCGGTCGTTACGGTTTCGGGGAAACATGCAAAAGAGGGGCGTGTATTGTTCATCTACACACCCGAAGCAATCTACCGTTCAGAACAGGTAGGGGTAAAGAGCGAGAACAAGTATAACACCTATCTATACTTCGCTCATGGTGAGGATAAGATGCCATGTATTGACCTTGGCGGCATTCCACAGATATCGGCCAACGGTTCGATATATTGGATAAGTCCTTTCAGGTTCGCAACCGACCTACTTGACCTTGCATTGACCAATAGGAACATCATGCAAGTGTCCATCGCTTCGGTGGTGTTTCCTTTTAAGATTATGATGTCGGACGAATGTGACTTTGAAGATTCAACGTCACGATGTTCGATGGGTAAATTGGTCAGCCTTGATACGGGTGACCTTATGGGTAAATGTCATTCGTGCGGAGGTAGTGGGCAACGGTTGCCATATTCGCCCCTTGGTCAATACCTATGGAAGAAACCAGAAGGAACAACCACAGGAGGCCAATATCCATACAAGCCAGTTGAGTTCGTTGAAGCACCCGTTAGCGGCTTAGAGTTCGTCCGTGAACAGGTTTCTCTGGACACCGAAAAAGCACGGTCAATCCTTCACCTTCACACGTCTAATTCAAATGTCAAGGGTTCGCAGGATATGACGGCTACTGGAATGGCAATTGACCGAGAAAGTCAATTCGCTTTTATCCGTGGCATTTCAGACCAAATATTCGGGTTGTGGGATTGGATGTTCAAACGAATATCATTTCAGCGTTACGGGAATTACGAGCAAGTACCAACGCTCATTTATCCTCAGTCTTTCAATTTCAGAACTGAGGCCGACATTTGGGCGCAGATTAAAACGGCACGGGAGGCCGAAGCACCCGCGTACATCATTCAGGAGTTGTTCTATTCGCTTTTGAACAATCTACTTTCATCGTCTCCAGACGCATTGAAGATATTTGAAACGATAACAAACGCGGATAAACTGTTTTCCGTTTCGGCCACGGCAGTTGCCGCACGTAAGGCATCCAATGCCATTGAACCTTGGCAGCTTACTATTCACGATTCAGCATTGCAGATTGTCAATGGATTGATACGAGAAAACCCGAAGTATCTTGATCTTGATATTACCGAAAGAATCAATATTTTGGAAAGCAAGGCAAAAGAGGTTACATTTGTAGCACCGATTGACAACGCAGTCAATCGTGCATTAGGACTGAATGGGTAAAGACACATTGATTCGTACCGTTTGCGGGGGCAAAGTTCCGCGCGAGTTCAAACTTGCCGCTTTAATCGGTGACTTCTTTGAACGATTGGAAAAGCATTATGGAGTTGCTGAAATTGCAGACCCTGACCTGAAAGAAAAGTTGACGGAGGAGGAGTTGAAATTGCTTTACGCCAAGTTCAAATACCTTGACCCTAATCGCGTAATTCCAGCGATGCCGACACATGGGGCTATACCGTTCAGGAATGCATCACCCGTGTCAGTTCCACCACCGTCTGAGCCGAACAACCCGATACCAGTACCCGTTCCAACTCCGACACCGAATGAAGGTGAAATAGTTACCGAACCGATACAAGTAGAAACCAAGAAACGAGGCCGAAAGCCTGCAAACAAATAGACCATGCCGTTAGAATTAAAAGACATTTCCGCATTTACAGGTATCGAACTAAAAGACGATATGACACCCGAACAATTAGCCGACGCGTTCAACGCTAAGTATGTGCCAGTTGAAACGCACTCAAAGGCGTTGGGCGAGTTGAACGGAAAGGTGGTACATGCCATCAAGAAGGGATTCCGAGACATTGGCGTTGAGGTTGATTCGGCTGAATTGAAGGACAAGAACCTGACTGATCTACCTTCAATCTTCGCATCTGCCGTTAAGGTTAAATTCGATGAACTTGATTCTCAGAAAGGTGCAACGGCTGAAACAATCGAGGCAAAGTACAAAGGAGACATTGAGAAATACAAAGGCATTGCAGCCGAAAAAGAAACAATGTTAAAGACCGTTGCGGCTGACTTTGATGGTTTCAAAGCAACCGTTGAGCAAGATAAAAGGACTTCAAAGATTGATTCCGAGTTCTCCAAGCATTACGGAGCGTTGAGGTTTTCAGAGACTGCAAATCAATACGCCAAGGTCGGATTCCAAACGGAACTGACCAAGAAATACACGTTTGACCTTGACGCGGAAGGCAAGCACATCGTAAAGGATAAGGACGGCAAACCCGTTATGTCTAAGGTGAAAGCGGCAGAACCCGCATCATATCAAGAAGTGATAGATGCGGAATTTAAGGAGGCAAAACTTGGACAGGTTGTAAATCCAAATAAAGTTCATACATTTGCTCCGACACCAGCGATACCGACAACCACAGGCACAGGCCGTCAAGTTGCACCGCGTCATCAGTAAAGTGTCTCTCAGGGCGTGACTTCCCTAATAGGTCTTCAGGCGTTTTCATTCGGCCTACTGAATGGATAAACAAACCTAAAGACCTTTAAAATGTCATATTCATTATGTGAAAGAGTAATTATGAACGCCATCCAAGACAGACTGGATGATGTTTATTTGGGTGCAAGTAACCTTACTGCCACCAAAACACCGTTTCTTGATTTCGTTCTATCTCCTGAGAACGTAGCGACCTTCGACCTTCAAAAGCGAATGTCACGAGACGGTAAGGTGCGAAGCGTTGAACTTAGGTTCGATCAAGCGAAACTAGCGTCAGAAGTTTCTTCAAACCTTTCAGGATGTACCGCAACAGGCACAGACTGTCAGAACACGAAGGACTACACGTTTAATCCTGACCTCAACCGAGGAATGGACTTTACGCTTGGGCTGACCGAACTGACCGAATCGTTTGAAACGAACACCGAAACCATTGCCAAGGCATTGCGTCTGAGAATGGATGCCATCAAAGAGGCTATCTCAATCGACCTTGCAACCGCTGCCGTAGCTGCCGCAGGTGCGTGGTCTGGAGACACTTCTGACATTGACGGTGTGGCAGTTGCTAACGATGTTCTGCAAGTCAACACCACTCTTGCAAACGGAACAGGTGCTGCTAGAATCGCTAATCCAGTTCTTTTCGAGCAGATCCGAACCGCTTTGGAAATGTCAAACTATGGAACTACTGGAATCTTCGGTGGTAACGAGTTGGCATCTTACGTAAGACGTGCGATTGCGGGTTCTGACAGCGCGGTTGGTTACAACCTTCGTGCAATGTTGGACGCTTACGGAATCGGAGCAACTTACGACCGAAACCTTGCAACGGTTCTGTCAGGTGTTGGTGCAGCCACTAACCTTGCAGTTGGACTTGGCTCAATTGCACCTGTTGGATTCTCATTGTATGCTGCCGATGGCGCGAAGATTCGTCAGGAGGACAGCATCGCTGACACCATCTACGATCCAGCAACTGGAATGATGTTCGACTTCCGAATGACACGCCCATGTGATGAGTGGTTGATCCAAGTTCGTTCTACTTACCAATTCTTCTACCTTCCAGACGATCGCTACAAAGCTGGTCACAACTTGGAGCGTGTGAACGGTATTGGGCAGATAGGCGTTACTTGTGCCGACCTAGCAAGCTGCTAAGATCATTGAAAGCCATTTAAAAAGGGGCGTGGCTAATTGCTTCGCCCCTTTCTTTTTATTCTAAATTTGTAGCTATGGAATGTTTGAATACGCTTATCGGTCTAAAAGGTGGGTGCGCTGAGATTGCGGCCGATGCTTCTCTTTTCCTTAACTCAAAGGTCACTTATTCGGAATTGTCCGACATAATCGACCAGAACGACTATGCAAGCGTTGACGAGTTCTTTACCGACATTCGTGAAACGGCTGTAAAGTTTGTCCTTGCCGAGATTCAGAACCATATGCGAGAAAAGTACATCGCGCGAACGGTTATCAATCAGCAGTCACTTGGTAATTATTCAAACGGTCTTATTGCTTCGGGTGCTGCCGCATTATACAAAGGTGTATTCTTTGACAGATGCACCGTATTTCCGAGCCTTGGGTATCGCATAACTTCAATCGGATTCATTGGTAATTACTCGGGTAATGTTGTGGTCAAGTACATCAACGGATTGACGGGCGTAACACTTGCAACCGATACAATTGTGGCCGTTGCTGGCTCGCCTGTTAAAGTGGATGTCAACAGGTTATTCAATGTTCAAAAGCTACTGATCGTATATGATGCCACAGCGATAGGCGGTTACGAAACGCGGATTGATTACAACATCGCAGGGTGCGTTTCCTGCAACAATTGGAGGGTCAATGTTCACACCACAGCCCGACCCGTTACAACACCACTTGCAACCCCACTTGTACCGACATACGGCTATGACATGGGCGGTCTTATGGTTGACGTTTCAATGGAGTGCGACAACGAATCATGGTTGTGTGGCATCAAGCAACAGATAGCCATCCCGATCATGTACAAGATAGCTGAACTGATGATGGAATATGCGGTAACATCAAGTTCACGCGGCAACACAAAGACGATGAGAGATTATGACAAATTGAAGGAAAGACACGGGTTCTATAAGGCTGAATACGATTCGTCAATGAAGACGGCTTTGATGCGGGTGATACTTCCGAATGATCCCGTTTGTTTCCATTGTCAGAAGCGCAACGGGATATACCAATCAATACCATGAAAGTAAAACACGCTGAACAGGAAATATTGGTAAGCGCAAATCGAAAACGATTGATACGGATATGGCTCAACTGACACCCGCACAATTTTCATCGCAACTCCGAAAACAGGCCGACCAGTTGGCGGATGGTAAGGCGTTACAAATAGCCGCGCAGACCGTTCATGCCATGCGTGTTGAAAGGATATTCGACAAAGGTCTTGACGGGGCTAAATATTCAGACCGTTCACCTATCTACATTTCCGCGAAAAACTCACGTAGTTCAGTAAGCGGAAAGTTTAAGGATTACGGGGCGTTCAAATCAGCTATCGGTTTTGACGGGTCAAAGGTCAATCTTCGCGTGACGAACGACCTTCAATCAGACTTCGCAAACAGCAATACTAATTCAGGAACTGGAAAGGCCGACTCAGGAAAAGTGATAAAAGTCAGTAACGACCTATTCGTTGAGGAATTAAGGTCTGAAAAGAACGTTGACAAATGGAACGGCAATATTGAGCGGTTCGGTGATTTTGGAGAATTTACAACCGAGGAAAAAGAAACGTTCGATAGGGTCTTACTTTTGGAGTTGACCGCTATTTTAAGAGGCGAAAGAAAATGACAGACCTAATATTACAATATCTCAATACGCTCGTTTCAACTGTTGGAAACATCGAACGAACATACTGCATCGTTGAAAGGCGTAGTGGTTCTGACGGCACAACAATGCCTTACGAGTATGTAGGTGGTGGCAATTTCAAGCCCGTTGAGGTTGACGGTGGTAGTGTAAGTTATTTCAGACTTCGTGCCGCTAGAACGCTAGAAACCGTTGACGGAAGAACAGCCGAGAAACCCATACAAGCAACTTACCCATTGCGATTTGTGGCAATGATCAGGCGCGATGACAATAACCCAGAAGTTTATTCTCAGGACGTTGCGAATATTCTTACAGGAACGAATCAAGACCTACGCACGATACTTGGCGCAAATCGGGCTGTCATCACGGTAACCTCAATTGAAACCGACACGCCCAAGATATGGCAGGAGGAATTTACAACACCGATAACCGAACCGAAATATTCGCGGTCAATGGTTATGATAGACCTTACTGTGACGGTCGTTGCAACTAGATCATGTTGGGCTGACTGTGCTGATTATCCAGACATTCTACAAATGTTCCCGTGGTGTAATCCAGCGACGCTTGAAAGACTTACGCCCGAACAGTTAGCTTGCATTGAAGGTGAACTGTGCGTTCCACTTTGTGATCAGTTATCAGACGTTCTTCCAGAAGATGTTGTGGCAGATGTGTTTGATTGCTTGACATTAGCCGCGCAGACCGAATTATTGGATCAAGAGTGTGTCATTCCACCTTGCGCAGACGCTACCATTGAAATCAACGGCACGGCATTTGGCACGGTGGCAAGTGGCGGCACGGTTGACATTCCTGTGATTAACGGAGGGTCTAATGCAGTAGGCTCATTGCAGGGGTCTGATTGGGTTATAGGCAACAATGCCACATTCATTAATTCCGTTCAGGTCACGGATCAAGAGGCAGAAGTTGATGCAAATATCGCGGTTGAACTTGACGGCAACCCATCGGGTTCGTGGAATGCTGGAACGCAGACATGGGAGGTGGCGAGTAGCCCATGCGCGGATGCAACGGTCACTATCAACGGGGCTTCATTGGGCGCAACGGGTGACATTCCAAGTGGAGGTTCTGAGGATTTGGACGTGTTGCAAGGAGGTTCGGCAGTAGGTAGCTGGAACGGTTCAGCTTGGATCATTCCCGCGTGTCCAGTTGTTCCATCGTTATCAATAGCACTAAGCGATTCAACTCCGAACTTCGGTGATGCGGTTACAATTACTGTGACACCGACAGGTATAACTCCAACGAGTTACACGTTCGGGCTTCCAAATAAGTACGGGGACTTGGTTAACGTTACACAGGCATCAAACGTCTATGTGTGGACTGCTAATAACATAGGCGCGGATTCAGTAGTTGTCACGGCCACGGATGGTGCAAGTATTGCGGCTAATTCAATCTCAGTAACGACCACGGTAGATGTTCCGTTTGTAAGCCCTAAAGCAGTATTCAGCTACTACAAATTGATCGCGGCTTATGCGGGTCAATGGATAAGGGTAAGACGGACGGACACAGGGACTGAATCAGACATTCCATATACAAACGGAGTAGGCGATATATCCGCTATAACCGCGTTTGTAGGCACTTCTGCATTTACGGTTGTCACCCGTTACAATCAGGCATCGAACGGAAATCAAACGCAGACAACGGCAAGTTTGCAACCCGTTTTAAAAGGTGATTCGTTTGACGTGTTTCCAGAGTGGTACGGTGTAGCTGCGCAAAGAATGCCTGTTACATTGGTTTCAGGACTGGCAGCAAATCAGACAAGCACCGAGTATCTTGTGCAGAAGATGAGTTTCAACATTACGAGCAACACCCGAATATCGGTCGATCCCGCAACTGCCGTACTGATAAATGTTTCATTAGCTGGCGGGATAAATAGTGTCAATCTTTATGATGGCCCGAATTTACTTTATACTCCCGCGCTTCGATTGACATCAAAGCACTTATTGACCGCGCAGTTTAAGAATGCAGATCCACGCGTACGCTACAATGGGGCAAATCAAGCATTGACGGTATCAACTGGATCGGCCGCAGCATTTTTAACAAAAGCATACACGACAAAATACTTATACGCTGATAATAGCGGAAACTTCAAATCGAATGAGGTAGCAAGTTACGCCTACTGCATTGATGCGGGTGATCTAAGTACGACAGTCGAGGCACTATTAATGGAACTATACGACATCTAAAATGCTATACCTAATACTACCCACAGCAGAAGCGCAAGAGCGAAACTCGATACACATCAACGGGGTCGTGACGGAGTATTTATGGGAGTATAAAGACCTCGAAAATGGAACGACAGCCCTATTTGTAAATCACGGAGATGGTCTGAGCGAAGATGAACTGGCAATGTGCGTAAACAAATTGCCCAATGATTGACATCATGGACACTATATCACACGGGGTTAGCGCGTTGCTAGGTGGCGCGGGCGGGTTACTCGGAGGCGTTGCAGCCGAAAGACGGGCGGCTAAATCAGAGGCGGTTCAGGAACTGCGAATGCTGAAAACAGAATATAAGGAGTTTGCAGATTACACCCGCGAAGAACTTGACCGAAGCCGCGAAGATCGTAAGGACTGTTTGAGTGAGAATGAGCGGATGAAGAGCGAGATTGACGGGCTAAAAGTGTCCGTAAATCAGTTATCAATGGCGATGCACAATGTCATTAAAACTCCAAAGGCCAAACGCAAACCATTGAACCCGAACTCATGAACCAACTCGAAAAGATACACGATGACGGCAAAGGCAACCTATCATGGATGCGGGTAGCGTGTTCGTTGGCTTTGTTAACGGGCGTTCTTGCCATCTTCATTCAGTTGATCACAGCGTGTGCCGTAGTGTTCTTTACGGCTAAAGGAATGGAAGAACTGACACACATCGAATGGATGCAACCGATCGCGTTGATAGGTCTATCATTTACGGGCAAGGCGGCACAAAAGCAAATTGAAAAAGATGGCAAAGGTTAAGCAAGCAAGCGCGGTCACGTTTAGGCCAAAGACACGAATCAAGTTAGGTCGGCACGTTAAGTCGGCCAATAAGCACAGGTCAAAGAAAGCGTATAAGGGGCAAGGTAGGTAAATGAGAAAGGCGGAAGTATCGGGAAATGTGGTACTTGCCGCGCTAAAAGAGTGGCCGAACTTAGCAACCTTGACGCTTGCTAAAAAGTTATACACCGAGAACCCTACACTATTCGCGACCATTGAATCAACACGGTCAATGATCCGCTATTATCGCGGAACAATCGGAACATACAATAGACAAACAAGAAACATGGAAAAGCCTGAATATGCCTTACACGCTAACGCGATGGGAATACCTAACCCGTTCTATTTACCTGAATCGGATGAGGTCGAATGGGATCCTTACATCATACCGCCATCGGTTACGCGGTTGCTTATCCTGTCTGACATTCACATCCCATACCACAACGTCAATGCTTTGACTTTGGCTATCCAATACGGCAAGGACAAGAACGCAAACGGCATCATGCTCAACGGTGACATCCTTGACTTTTACGGGCTGTCAACGTTTGAAAAAGACCCGCGCAAAAGACGGTTCTCCGAGGAGTTGGAAATGGGTCGGCAGTTCCTTTCTGTGATCAGAAAAGAGTTCGATGGAGTTCCTATTTATTACAAATTAGGAAATCATGAAGAAAGGTATGAGCGTTATTTGCGTATCAAAGCACCTGAACTATTGGACGTTTCGGAGTTCAGAATGGATGTGCTATTGAAGTTCGGGGAATTGGGCATTGAGTTGATTGACGACAAGCGGATAACCAAGTTCGGCAATCTCAATATAATGCACGGCCACGAGTTCGGCAAGTCTGTTTTCTCGCCAGTTAACCCTGCAAGGGGTCTATACATGAGGGGTAAAGAGAATTGCATTGCAGGCCACAATCACCAAACGAGTAGCCACGTTGAGCCGAGTATGAACGGCCACGTGGTGAACACTTGGTCAACGGGTTGCCTTTGCGAGTTGCACCCGTCTTATATGCCGATAAACAAGTGGAATTTGGGTTTTGCCTATGCCGAGCGTGAAGCCGACAATGGTTTCACGGTTCATAACCACACGATCATTAAGGGCAAAATCCGATAGTATTGCCATGCGTTCACAAAATCAACGCGTTCACAAAACATGAACGTGTGCAAAATATGAACACGTTCAACTAACGCATCAAAAAAGTATCGTTAGCCGTTGATTGGCCGCGTTGTGAATCAAATTAGATGCTAAATTTACCACCTCTGTTTTCTTGTTCTGTTTGAAGCCCGTGTCATTGATTTGATGCGGGTTTCTTATTTAGAATCATTCTAAATTACGGTTAAATCAAAAATTAATTTGGTAGTTCAGAATTGTTGTGTACATTTGTCAGGTCGAAACGGTTCGGCAATAAAAACTACCACGAAATGCAAGTAGCAACAGTAACAGTGAAATTTGAAACAAGACAACAGGCCGAGACATTTGCAACGCTTTGGGCAAGACGAACCAAAAGAGGTCATATAGTTGGTTCGGGTACTGAAAACGTAGAGGTGATTCTGCACGATGTAACGCCTGACGAATTGGAATGGGTAAAGCAGCTGATAAACGAATAAGTAACCGTGGTAGGTCGGGGGATTGGCACTTGCCATGAACCCGTTACCGCACTAAACGAGAAAGATGAAAGGATTAGACAGATACCTGACAACCGAACCCGATTGCTCATTTGACTATTGGATTGAGTACGTTATGGAAGCAATGACTGAAACATTCTTTGATGCTAATGAAGATTGGATTATGACTACCTACGGCCAATGCGACAAGTGGTTATGGAAGCTGAGACACAAATCACCGAATCAAGCCGCAGCGATTATTGAACGAGCGTTTAACATTTACCTGAGCAACTAAAGAACGATGAAAAAGACCTACGACTTCACAAAGACACCCGATGCTAACTTCGCGGATTTCTTTAAGCCGAAAAAGAAAGTATCAACCAAGGCCGAACTAAAGCGGCTTATCGCTGAAATGAACCGATTGATCAACGAGATATGAAACCCTACAAACTATCCAAGACAAGCCGCGAACGGCTGAACGGCATCAAGCCCATCCTTATCGAAATAATCGAGGAGGCGATCAAGACAAGCCCGATTGACTTCGGGATACCTCAAGACGGTGGACTTCGCACGGCATACAGGCAGAACGCCATGTACGCTCAGGGGCGCACAGATTTGACCAAGCCGAAGATAACCAACGCAGACGGACACAAGAAACTGAGCCGACACCAATCGGGCGAAGCGTTCGACATTTACGCTTTCGTTGACGGCAAAGCGTCATGGGATATTCAGCACCTGACAACGATAGCCCGACACTTGCAGGCCGTGGCGAAGTCTAAGGGTGTTGAGTTGGAATATGGAGGCGATTGGGTCAAGTTCAAAGATTATCCACACCTCCAGCTGTTAAGACCATGACAGTCAAAAAAACAAAGGTATTGGTGTCGAAATGGATTGAACCCGAAAACGTCAGACCTATTGCTGGTCAGAAAATAATATTCGTTGACGCGGTTGGAATGTTCAGCGGGGTTTACCAACCGATAAAAACGGGGGTTGTCTATGTTGACGGGAAAATGACAGATGCCGTTGATTTGGAAGATGTTTACCAATGGATACCATACCCAACCGAACCATGACAGCACTCGACCCAAAGCCGTACCGCTACATTCTCATTGCAGCCGTCACGTTAGCCGCTATTCTTATCGCTCTCATCATATTCCTATCCGTTCAACTATGGATGAGCAACCAAAGAGAAAAGGCTGTTAACAAAGCACAGATAAACCAACTGCTCCAAACGCGGCAAGATGCTGAATATAAGGTGCAACAGGCCGTTGATTCTGTCAGTATAATTCACATTGAACTGCAATCGAATCAAGCCAAACTATCCGAATCAATCAACCGTTACAACAAACTCAAAAAACATGAACCGAATCTTATCTTATTGCGTGGCGATACTTCTGCTATCCTGGGCGAACTCCAACGTATCCGCTCAGAAGTTGGTCAGGATTGACGGGCAACCGTACTACTGCAACTCAGAACCCGTTACCATCGCTTTGATAGGCGCGTGGAAATCTAAGGACAAGGTTATTGAACTTGAAACTCAGGTCACGCATTGGCAGACCCGATCCGAACTGCTTGAATTGAACATCGAGCAACTGGAGTTAATTGTCGCGGCAAAGGACACTATTATCGAGGTCGCGGATGACGTGACCGAACTAACGGAAAAAGAGGTTAAACGATTGAAGCGACAGGCCGTAGCCAAGTGGTTCAAGTCAACGATTGGAATGGTTGCAACGGGGGTGGCGGGTCTTGGTGTCGGCATAGGCGCAGGACTAATAATAGCTAAGTGACCTTATTTAGAATGATTCTAAATTAGCGCAAAATCAAAGATTAATTTGGTAGTGCCGAAATCATCCGTACATTTGTCAGACAAACAAACAAAAACACTACCACGATGAAAAAACAATTCACACTTCAAGACTGGATGACCGAAAACAGAGAGTTGGTCATTGCCTCTTACAACGACCTGAAAGAAGAGAAATTCTTTAGTGGGATTTCAATGAAAGAATTTGGTCTTTCGGTTTTCCGAGCGATGTCTAACAACAACCCAAAGAGCGCAAACAGAGCAGCCTCTTTGCTTCCTAACGTGCTTGGAATGGCCTACTCAAATAACACCACTTGCGGTGTGTCTTACTCTACTCCTTACGCTGAAAGTAACCACGCGAAACAAGTAGCTTACTTTGGTGCTGAGAAAACTAATCAACTAAACGCCATCTGAGCCATGAGAAAGTACGTAAATAAGATAGAGATAAATGGATCGGTGTACACGCACACCGTGGAGGCTAACAGCTACAGAGATGCTGTTGAAATCAATGACGCTCACAAGGTGTTGGCTGCAAGAAAGGGTCGCAAAATATTTGGCAGACTTTACAGAAACGACTAACCATGCAAACCAACCACATCACAGTCACCACAACGGACGGGTGTTATCAGTTTCACGCTGCGGTTCAATTCGAGCAGGGCAGTACGCGATATACCCGCGATTCAATAGCCGAGGACATACCCGACAGAGTTGTGTCAATCTACACATACATTGAGGACGAGGTTACGGATTGGCTACTTAGCCACTTCGATGAGTGCGACCTATGCAACGACACGACCTTCACGGTAAATGATTTTCCAAGCGAATTAAAAACAGAACCTTATACAATAGCGGAATGATCACATCGACAGAACTGGAGTTGAAACTTTCCAACACGAAGATACCGACCTTTGTACGCAACGAGGGCATCAAGGCGGTAGTTAGGCTAAAGATGGAGTGTTACGACCACATCATCACAGACCGTAAGACGCTGCATCTACTGGCCGAAGCAATAGGCGTTAAGCCGATCAAATCAGGCCGTTACACATTCATTCGCGTATTCGATGAGTTGCAGAACGCGGTGGATATTCAATACGACAACGGTAGCTTTTTCATCTTCGGGCAAGGTGATGAGCAATAGGAATGGCGAGATCTAAACCACAGGAATCGCCCGCGCTCATGCCCGGAGTAGTAACGGGTTGGGTTATGAAGTCGGACGGCTTTTGGTGGTATGGTAACGGTGACATTCAACCAAAGCTGATGTTCCCGTCCCCACCTTGGCCGAAACGACACAAACCGAAAGCGGGTGAACAGCTTAAACTTTTCTAACCGAAAGCCTCCGTAACTGGGGGCTTTTTTTTGTTTTTGGACGTATTGTTTTGACCGGTGGGCGAACGTTATTTTTAACGCGTCCTAAATTTACCCAATAAAAATAGGCATTGGACTCTTTGGACGAATTAAAGCGTTCCTATACGTTATATCTATTTGCTTTTGATAAAAGATAAGTTTTTATTTTTTTGTTTAAAAAATCAAATCAATTCGTCCATACGTCCAAAGTCAATAGCAGTAAAGGTTTGATAAAGTCCGAATCTGTATTTTAATTAATCCAAACATCCTTTTTATACGTCCTAAAACAAATTTTAACCTATAGGTTGTATATTCAAATAGTTTTGTATATTTGCACCGTTCCATCGGGTAGCAGACCGATAAACTGAATAAAGACATTTAAGACCCATTCGAGGGAGGAGCTGCTACTCCAAACTCGGCTGGGTTTTTTTATTGTAAAAAAATGGAAAATATAATGTGTTGCAGAAGTGATGGAGGAGGCTTTACTCCATACGATAAACGGGTAAAAAGTGCTATATTAAGCGCAAAAAAAAGTGGGGCAGATTTGTCAGGCTTATTAGTTGCGGAAGATCATAAGGGTCTTTTATGGCTAACGTTTGTAGTAGGTGATTTTAAGCACGGAGTTACAGTAAAAGATTTGCATTTGATAGCCAAGGCTTGGGAGGATGAAGGTGAGTTATACGAGGAAGTTTACATAATTCAAATTCAATGAGCCAGTTAGTCACAATATTTAAAAATATTACTTCATCAGCAACAGGATTTAATAGGTCAGTTGACTTTTGTTTAGACCGTATCCGGAACGGAAATAGTAAAGAACTATTGAACCGAATTAGATTAGAACCCGAAAAGGATGCAAGAAATAAATTAAAGATGGGTTTGCCATCAATATGTTTTTCTGGTACTTTTTCAAATAGGTCTGCTGCTGGTTTAATTCAACATAGTAGTTTAATCTGTTTAGATTTTGATGGGTTTAAGGATAGCGAAGAAATGCAAGCCTACCGTGATACCATACAAGCATGGGAATATACGTTTGCTCTTTTTACATCTCCAAGCGGTGATGGGTTAAAGGTGTTGGTTCGAATACCACCAGATGCAGAAAATCACAAAGGTTACTTTGATTCGTTAGCTGAAAAATGGGATTGCGAGCAATTTGATAAAGGCACAAGCGATGTAAGCCGTGTATGTTACGAAAGTTATGATCCTAATTTGTATCATAATCCTGACGCATTGGTATGGATGACAATCGCAGAACCTGACGAGGATGGAGTAGGTGGACATTGCGACCAAGTAATGATACCAGTTGCAAGCGAGAATCAAATAATTGAAAGGTTGCAAAAGTGGTGGAGTATGAAATACGGTTCTACAAAAGGAAGTCGAAATAATAACCTATACCGTTTTGCAAATGCTTTAAATTCTTTTGGAATATCTCAATCTGAAGCAGATAGGTATTTAAAACAGTTTGCAGAAAAAGACTTTAAGACAGACGAAATAGAACGATTAGTAAAGTCTGCATACAAGCACCGTGATCGTTTTCACACACGTTTTTTTGAGGATAAAGCGGCACAGGCTAAAATAGAAAAGCTGGTTCGAAGTGGTAAAAAGGATAGTGAGAT